AGTAGTCATGGGAGTTCTTTCGAAATGTTTCATACCATTTGGCACGTCTGTAATAATGAAAAACGCATCAACATCTGTTAAGTAATTGTTAACAGAGTAACCTTGAGGAATCATCCCCATAGATTTGATTGCATTGATATCATTATCAGCAGTTCCAACTCTACCAGCAGAAGCCATAAGTCTTTCAGCTGTGAATTGTAGTGCAGATGGGATGATCATCTTCATACCCTTAGCAGCGATTTTTAGACCTCTTTCGTCAGTCATTGCAGCGATATCAATTAATGATTGCTCCAATGAAGTTTCGTTAAGGTCAGCCGCAGTTGCTAGTGTGTTAGACACGTTTCCAGCAATTGTTGGGTGAGCAGTGCTAAATAGTGCTGCGCCGTCACCTGAAGTGAATGCACCGAATCCACTATTAAATGGAACCGCACCTTTAACTTGTTTAGTTTGAGCCATAGATCTTGCTAAAGCTTTCGTATATCTAGAAGCCAGTCTGTCATACAAATTATCTTCAATAGCTTCCTCAGTGATAGCAAAAGCGAGAGCAATTGTCTCGTTAGTGTATCTTGCTGTGAAAGTTTCTTGAGCGTTATCGTATGTAACACCTGAACCTTCTGGTTTTACTTGTGCTTGAGCGAATCCACTTAACATTACTTCTTCTTCAAAAGCTCTGTCAGATGACTCTGTAGTGAAAATCTCACTTGCTTGATTTTCATACTGTTTGTATTCCAGGCCGAATAAAGCATTCAATCCTGGCTCTAGTTCTTTAACTAGTTGGTTTCGTGATATAGCCATAATTTATCTCCTTATATACCTGCTACGTTGTTTCCTAAGATATGTTCATTAATCATAACTCTAAGAGCAAAGCCCTCAGCAGTTATATCAGAATGTTCAGGATCTCTTGAAACACCTATTATTTTTAATTGAGCAATCGCATTACTTGTAGTAGCTGAGATTTTAGATCTCGACATATACAATGGTGAAACACCATTTGCAAAAACCTGATCAGCACATCCACCAGTCTCATTATTGTTATAAGCGGTGTCAGCTGACATGATTTCATACATTGCCATGGGATCGTCAGTTATTAAAGCCGTGATATCCGTTGCAGTATTACTTGCAGGCGAATAGTTAGACCATGTTGGTTTGCTAGTTGTTGCGTCAGTATAAAAAACGCCGTTTAGTACACCCAGATTATTAGCATCTGTGTTACCAGAAGATAGCACCACTCCATTAGCTGTTAATTGCACCATTGCGCCGTGCGAAATTAAGGCTGAAGAAGCTGCTACGTTCCATTCACTAAGACCGTCGTTATTATAATTCTGACCAACTTTTTTAATGGGTCGTAAACCAAACCCAGTTGTTGAAGCATTAGCCATATTATTTTCTCCTTATGAACCTGCCCCGAAAGGCCTCCAGTTCGATTAATTTATCCGTTGGGTCGAAGTGTTAAAATTTTTAACTTTTCTTGCCACCGAAGGTTGTACGAGATTGTCTATCAATATCGATAGGCATTCCCCTATGCTGTTCCTTCATAAGATCGTTATCAATTGCATTCATTTGATCACCTGCTTCTTTAGCATAATAGTTCTCTCTTGCCTGCGCGATCTCTTCCGGTACCCTTGTCAGCACAAGGCCTCCGTGCCCGATTACCCCTGCGTATTTGCCATCCGTGATTGCTGGAAAGTCTTCATTAGGATATTCGTCTGCTCTCACTAATTCATAACCAGACCTTAAGCGTCCTTGTATGTTTTTAGTGTCGACGAACCCCATGATTTCTATTCTGACCCATCTGTGTCTGAATCCATTTGGCGCGTTGGGTGTATCTAAGTACGATGGTGGAGCCCAAACTTTTGGTGCAGCTTTTGGTGATACCATTGCCGCTTGTGATTTAACTTTTGTCTCGTCACTTTTTACCGTTTGGCTCGCACGAGTTGGTTTATTGTTTGTCATATGCCTATACCTCCTTCGTGATTATAAGTTGTTTCGCATACTCTTCTAGTGGCACACCTAATTTTCTTGCTATTACTACCTGTGAAGGCGTGAGAGTCACAGATTTTCGACCAGTCTTTGAACTACGCGTTGCAGAAGCTACGTTTTGCGTAGG